GGAAAGACGGATTTGGAAGTCATATTCACCACCGTTCCCCTGCTTCCATACCGTATCACCATTATCATCCTTTGTGAGATAGTAGGATACATTTCCGGTGACGTAGAGAACGTCCACGCCGACCACGCCGCCATAAGTTGCTCCCGAGAACGGTGGGAGTTCGGTCGCGCAGAACTTGCCAGAGAAGGACAACGGAACGCGCAGGCCACCCATAGAAACGGCTTGACTGATCTCGGCTGCGGGATTTCCTTGATAGGGAACCGCGTTATCCGGGAGGTAGTATGCCTTCTTGGCTGAGTCAAAGGACGCATTGTTCGCCTTTGTCCATCCGCTATCGGAATCCATGCCGGAATTAACAAAGGCGGTCACTACGTGCCACGGCGCCTGGACGGTGACGCTCTTCTTGGCTGGATCCACCTTCCTGGAGAGCTGGCCGACCGGCCAGACGTCGTTGGTGTACATCTTGCCAAGGGTCTGCACGGATCCGGCGAGAAGCGCGGAGTTTCCTGCCGTATTGAAGTAGCGGACCTTGCCGCTCGTGAACGACACATTGGTCTCGCGGGCCACGATCCACGCGCCCTTCCACCAAGTGATGGTGGCGTGCAGCGTGTCCAGCAGGTAGGTCAGCACATCGTAGCAAGACTCACCGGCCATGTAGTCCAGGTTGATGGTCTTTTCGAGCAGCGCGCCAGCCCCGCTGGAACCGGCCTTCAGGGAACTAATCAGGTACACGTCCGTCCCGAGTCCGGTGTAGCCCAGCAGGTAAGTGAATATCGACCTCAACGTCACCGTTCCTTGCGGCTCGAAGTCGTACAGCTTGAGCTCACCGATTCCGTCCGTGGCGATCACCTGCACGTCGAATGGCGGAGCGATGTCCGGCTCAGAGTAGAGCTCCGGAGTGACGTAGCCCTGCCAAAGAAGGTCATTGCCCGCATAAAGCTGGACCTTGTACGCCTTCGGATTCGTGGTGTAGAACTCGGTGAACTCCCCCTCAACCTGGCACTCGGCATAGAACTCCAGGGACGTGCCGAAGACCGTCCCGTTCTTCTGCTTCTTCAGAATCGGGGCGCGGCCCAGGGCGCGCTGGATGACGCTGCCGGAATAGCCGTTCTTCAGGACGCGGATCTCCCGGGTCGTGCCTTTGGCCGACTGCCACTTGAACAGGTATTTGGTTGCGTATGCCATTAGGTCGTGTAGTTGTTTCGATCGGTGGTGTTCTCAATGACGGCTACAAGCTGGTCGCCATCCGCCCTGAGCTGGCCGGTGACATGGATATTCACGTCGCGCGTCTCGTAGTCTCCGCCACCCATCCCGTATGAACCGGACGCGACGTTCGAGCTGGCGGAATAATTTCCGTTGGCCACGTTCGAGAGACCGGCCTTGACGGCTGTGCCAAGAGCAACGAGGGCCATACCTGCGCCGATGGCTGCAACGGCCCCGGCAGGGCCGAGCGTTTCAAGCGCAGCCTTGATTCCGAGCGACGCGATGCCGCACTCAATGGCAATCTTACCAACGGAGGTGGCCATGTCTCCAAAGGCAGAGAGGGCCGCATTGGCGAAGTTCCCCCAGGCGTCCCCGCCGGTGAGCAGGTCACCTATCAGTCCGCCGACAGCTGCTGACATGGACTCCGCCATTCCGGAGACCAGCGACGTGACCTGCTGGCTGATGTCATACAGGGAGCCCTTCTCTATCTGAATCCCCACCTCGACGAAGAGATTCCCGCCGAGCGCAGCGTTTATCTGCTCCTGCAGGGCGGTTGTGTTGATGTTCTGCGGAATGATGCCTCCACCCTGAGCCGTGGTTGCTCCGGCGGTCGGAGCTCCGGACACGCCGAGATTCAGGTCGGCAAGTCCTTGACGGCTCCGTGCGATCTGCTGCTGAATCTGGAGCTGTTCACGGAGAGCTGCATTCTGCGCCCCTATTTCCTTGGTTATGCTGTTCTTGATCTTAGTAAGGCTATTCGCTTCCTGCGTTATAGCCCGATCTACATCATACTGGCGTTGCTGCTGAGCAAGAAGCGCATCTGCAGCCGCAATGTCGTCCTCGGCAATATCCGACATCTTCTCCATCAGCACGGCAAGCTGCCTCTCAAGCGTCAAGGACATCTCCTTCTTCCGCTCAATCGCATCTTCTGCGGCTTTAATAGCCGCCTGACGCTGAGAAAGGCTGACGGTATGGTCTCTCGCTATGCCGATATTGTCTGCGATCTCTGCGCTGAGTTTCGCAAGCTCTACGGATTGCATCTTACGCTGCCGCTCCAACTCATAGATCTCCCCGGCATATCCCTCTGCCTGTGTCGCACCTGCGAGGGCGGTAGCCATTTGCTGCGCGTTTCCGGAGAAGAACATGTTGGGAAGAGCCGCTGCCGGCGCCTGCTTTCCGGTCAATATGTTGACAAAGTTCTGCTGGAAGTTCGCGCCAAGCATGGCGAATGTCTTCTTCCACTTGGACTCGAACTCCGCTACGCTTTGACCGGTCTCTGCATTAAAATCGTGGAAGACTTGCCGATAGGTTTCAATGAAGGCGGCGGTCTGCATCTCGATGTTAGCGCCGGCCACCGTGTTCTTAAAGGCTTCCGCCTCGGCATTGAGCGCCTTGAAGGATGCCACCACACCGGCGATTCCGAGGGCGCCGAGACCGACGGACATTGCGTTGACCGAGGTGAGCAGCTTACCGAAAGCGGCCACGCCTTCGCTCCCGGCCTGCTCCATCTTCTGGCCCATGCCACGAATGGCGGAAGCCATCTGCTCGACCTGCTTGGTGTCGACGCCAAGCGCGGAGCCGAGCTTGCCGAGAATGTCTTCGCTGACATTCCCGAAGGACTTCAAGTCAGACTTCGCCTGCTTGATACCTTTGTTGAACTCCGAGGTGTCGGCGCCAACATTGATTTTCATTTTCGGCTCATTCGCTGCCATGACCGTTCACTTTTGCAAAGAATTTCTCCACCTCTTTCTGCGTATCCTCCTCGCTGAGGCTTGCGAGGCGCTTGATCTCTTGGCTGGCTTCTGCCGGTCCGTCCCATGGCATCGGCCAGAACTTCGCCAGGTCGCTGATTCGGTCGCTCTTCTTGACCTGTAGGTTCCACAGCCGGAGCGTCGCTCCCCTGAACAATTCGCCCAGGTGCCGCCGGTCGGCGCTGACCTTGCTATCGTATGCCCGCAGCGCTTCCCAGAACTCACCCGGGCGCATTTCATAGAACTCCCTTCGTGAGAGTCCGAGCAGACCGAAGGCCCAGCCCCTTACCGTTCCAATGCTGAGCGGCTCAGGGGCCGTGCCGTCAGCTACTCTTTTTTTGCTTCGTCGGCAGGCCCCTTCGGGGAGGTCTGCTTCGTGAATATCGTGATGAACTCGGCCATCGTGCCGAAGCCCGCCAGGGCGCCGACCTCGTCGGCGGTGAACTTTACATCGTTCCCCTCCAGGCGTTCACCTTCGTTGATGCTCTCGGCCAGAAGGCCAGCGAGATCGGAAGGCTTGAGCGAGGCGAGGTTCGAGAGCTCGCGGACGTCATCCCGGTTGGAGGCTTCGAGGAAATGCACAAGGGCATTCCAGTTGACCTCCACCCGGAAAGTGCGTCCGTCATTGAGGGTGATCCTATCCATTGCCCTGGGTCACCTTTGCGAAGTCGCCCGTGATCTTGAGATCCAGGGAGATGGTCGAATCGGAGTCAACCTCGCCGCTGGAGCTCTCGGAATAGCCGGTGATGATGGCGCTGCCGCCATAGGTATCACCGCCGGTGCAGAGATACTGCACGGCCACCACAGCCGAGGAGCCGGTCGCAAGGGCCAGCGCGATCACATCGTCGCGGTCCAGCTTGGTGTGCGTGGTCTCGGAATCGAGGCTCAGGAGCGCCGCCACCTTGAAGGTGACGTCGTGGCGGACCACCTGCTCCTGCTGCACACCGTTGTCATCCTTGGTGATGGACGTCTTGGTGACGGCGGCAATGGAGAGATCCTCCTGGGTGCGACCGAGCAGGGTCTTCCCGCCAATGGTCAAGGATATGTTGTATCCTTCAGGTCTGGTTATTGCCATAGTTGAATGAATTAAGCTGTTTGTTTCACGTAGTAAACGAGTTCAATACTCCATACCTCCTCGGAGCGCTGCTTCGACTGACGGAGGAAATGAATCAGGAACCGAGGGTCGTTGTCGGCATCCAGCGCGGCACGAATTGCGTCGGCCTTCGCCTGGGCCTCGTCGAAGTCCTGCGAATAGACCGAGATGGAAACCTCCGAGGTAATCTTATAGACGCCTTCCTTGGTGCTGTGCTCCTGCGGCGTGTGCCGGAAGACCGCGTAGGGATAGACGTCGGACTCCGCCTCGCTCTGGTAGAACGGGACATAGAAGTCGCAGATGTCGGTCAGATGTTTGCCAATGTTCTCGGTCATCTCTCGTAGAACTGATTTTCCTGTTTACACATTGATTCCCGGAAAGCTGGGACGAAGGTCTCCTGCCAGCCGACAATCGCTACCTCGTAGAAGTTCCGGTGCAGGATTCCCATCCGGTTCCGGCGGTTCTTCGCTGCCTGCGTCTTGGAGTGCTTGACCGGGCGATCGAACTGATGGTCCGGGTCACGTCCCTCCAGGGTGCCGTAGTTCAGCCAGTACGCCTTGAACCAGTCAGAGATGTCTGAATGCTGGCCGGATCCCTTGCCGTCGTTGAACAGGCCGATTCCGGCGTTCAAGTGTCCCTTGTTGGTAACCTTGTACCGGATCAGCTTGCGGAAGCGCTTGTCAAAACGACCGCGAATCATCTTCGCGGTCACCTTGGAAGCATCCCGCAAGGCATTTCGCGTGGCCTTGACCACGTTCTCCGGGGCGTTGTCAAAGAACTTCAGGCAATCGTCCAGGCCGGTGATGGTGATTCCGTTCGCCATTTACTTCTGAATCGTCCGGGCAGACACCTCGCAGAACGGGGAAATGCGGCTCAGCGGTCGGATGCTGGTGATCTCGTAGGGGACCCCGTCAATCTCCAGCTGCCAGCGCGTCGTCATCGCCTGGATCTTGTACATCAGAACGGAGACCGTGGTGCCGGATTCGTAGTTGTCATCAGACACTCCGTCATCCGCCGTCCGCTCCACCCTGGCGAACACCTCGCTATGCTTGGTTCGCGTCCGGGTGTTCTGGCCCTCGCTGCCGCGCCCCTGGGCAATCGCCCAGACGGCAATCTTGGTGTCCAGATCTCCTATGTTGACGTACTCAGCCACGGCGCTCTCCCCAGCTTCTGTAGGGCCGGAGGAGATTTCTCGCAGAGGTGCGGTCCCTCTCCTCCGGATGGTCTACAGGGTTGTTGAAGATATTGGCACCGAGCAGCAGGATCGCCGCCTTGATGTCTTCGGGAGCGGACGTGATGCCAGCCGTGTAGACGACCTCAACGCTCTCTCCCTGGACGTCGGCTTTGATAGTCAGCCGGTCCTCGGTGTTGGAATACTTGTCGCTGGCCAGGTCATTGCCATCCACCTTCACCGAGGTGACCTCGGTCGTGGGCCACCTCAGCTCGATGGAATGTGCGAAGTCCCGCGTGAGCGTGAACGAGGAGACGGAGATCACCGCGGAGATCTCGTGCTCGGCCATATTGACGGCGGCCTTCAGCTTGGCTGTCAGCTCGTCGTCAAGGTCGTTCGACGTGATCCTCAAATGCCGCTTGAACTCCTCGAGGGAGGGCTGCAGGGTGGTGATGGTTCTCGTCTCCATGGTTCGTCACTCGTTAGGCTTTGATGTCCTTGATCGCGGCGAAGCTCTTCGGCTCCACGACGGCCACGTCATCCCAGCTGTTCAAGACGATGCGGACATCGCCGTTGGCAGCGAGGGTGTACGGATCCACGACGATGTCGATGCCGCCCCAATGGCCGATGTACAGGTCCTCGAAGTTACCGAAGATCATGGCGGAGCAGATGCCGGAGGCGCTGCCCTTCGTCAGGTTGCTCGGAACGAGGTTGGTGTACTCGACAGGGTAGCCGTTGACCTTGCCGTCGAAGTCCAGGATGTAGCGGGCCGTATTGCTGGCCTTCTCCGTGGTCTTCATCGCGCCGACCACCTTGGCGTTGGTCAGGTAACCGAGCTTGCCGCGGTTGGCGTTGTTGGCGTTGATGGAGGTCTCCAGGTCGACAACCTTGGCGAAGGTGATGGCGCCACCGTGCTCGCCCATCGCAACGTCGCCGATGCCGCTGGTGTTCAGGATACCGCGCGGCTGGTTGCTGGAGCCGGAGCCGTTGATGGCGGCAGCCTCGAGCAGGGCGGCGTGGGAATCCATGATGAGATCCATGACGATCTTCTCGATGTCAAGGGAGGTCTGGCGGAGCAGGTCCTTGGAGAAGGCCGCGACGGTGGCGTTACGGTGCGGGGTCATGGTCACCTTGGCGAAGGTGCTCTTGGAGACGGAAGCCTCAGCGCCCTCGGCGAGCCAGTTGCTCGTGATGGCACCGGCCTTCACGAAGGGGACGGAACCGACGAGGTCGCCCATGACGCGGGCGCCCAGCTGGGCGACCACGAGGCGCTCCTTCAGACCCTCCACGTAGGTGGGAGCCTGCTCGATCTTGGCATAGCCGCCGTCGGCATCGGTGGTGGCGTTCTGGCCTGCGCTGGAGCGCAGCAACGCCATAGGGATGACGAAGCCCTTCTTGGAGAGGCCCATCCGCTCGTACTCGGCGGCGCCCATCTCGGCGGCTTTCGCCTCGAGGCCGGTCAGTTTGCCCTCAGCGGCTTCGCGGAGGAACTTGACGATGGAGAAGGAACGGCCTTCCTTCTTCTCCTCGTTGCGGAACTGCTCTTCAGCAGCTGCGCGCTCGGCGGCCTCCAGGTCACGGGCGTCGTTAA